GTGGCCTTGTCAGATTAGTTGGTAGTGCAGTAGAATGGATACTTGGTTTCTTTGGTTTAGATAACTTAGGTAAATCTATTAATGAAAAGATTAATCAGTTAATGGATTCTTTCTTAGGCATTATCGGTGGTATTACAGATTTAATTTCGGGTTTATTCTCATTTGATGGCGAAAGAATTATGAAAGGCCTTGGTGCAATATTCTCAGGCGTAGGTGGTTTCTTCTTAGGCATATTATCAGCACCAATTGATATGGCAGTAAACTTCTTAAAAGACATATTTGGTTTTGGTGACCCCGACAAGCCGTTCAGTTTAAAGACTTGGTTATTAGGTGGTGATGGTGAACCAGGTGTTGTTGGTAGAATATGGGAATGGTTTAAAGGATTATTTAAAATCGACTTCACAGGTCTTAAATCACAATTTAGTGGCATATGGTCTATTATGAAAGGTCTAGCCGCAGGTGGTTGGGCTGCCGTTAAAGCAATGTTGCCAGGTGGTGAAAGTCCAGGCGAGGCATTTAACAGAGTGTTTAGTGAATATGTTGATAGTGGTACATTAGCTGCAGCTGCTGGTATGGGTGGTGGTGCAGAGAGTGAGGCACCAATTACTAAAGTTACAACTATGAATACAGCAGGTGATGTAACAGAGACCACATATAAAACAAATACTATTAATCAAGGTGCTAATAATACAGGTGGTGTTACAATCAATAATATTGACAACTCATCTAATAACTCATCAACTAAGTCAAGTAACACTACAATATCAAATACACCATTAGACACAGGCATTGATGGCTATTATGACCGTCAAGCATGGGCAGATGTAAGCCCTTAATATTGGCCTAATTCTTTTTCTGTTATTAGTTTAAACTTTAGATTATGTTCTTCACAATATTGAGTAGCTGCCTTCCATTTAGCCTGGTTCTTTATGTACTCAAAACTTTCACGCATAAATGTTTTGGTCTTTCGAGTAGGTTTTTTAGGAGGTTTGCATTGACGAGACGGTTTGATTTCTATGATAAATCTTTCATTCTTTGCCGTCTTTATGATGAAGTCTGGAAAGTATCTATGATATCTTTTATCAATAGGTGAATAGTAAGGAATTGGCAACTCTTCACTAGCCCATGCTATGATATCTTCATTAAGGTCGCAGTATTTCATAAATCGCCTTTCTAATAATGAACGATATACTATTCTACTTGCGTCTCCCACATACTTTTTGGGGTTTTGTGGTTTAAATAACCCTTTGTAACTATTTGCCATTGGACACCTATAATCTATATAAATATTATCATATTATAAGGATATTTAGTAAACATGTTTAAAAGAGTTTCAAGTCATTTATCATCACTAAGCACAGGTTTCTTATCTGATATTACAGGTGGAATCAATACCCTTGTTGGTGGTTTAGATAAGACCGTATCAGGTGACCAAGCTAAAGTTGCGGCTACACTATTAAAGAAGTCGCCATTTGAGATTGCTGATAGTCCACAAGAGAAGTTATCTAAAAATCCACTATCATTTTCACAAATACAATACCCATTAGATTTGACTACAAATGAATTAGGTCACTATATCATTTTCTATACACTACAAAACAAGTTTGCTGAAGGCAATAATGATTTTAAAGTGGCAAAGAATATGGGTTTCAATGTCAATAGTGTTGCAACAGGTCCTGGCGGCAAAGCAACAAAAACATCTATTAAAGATATTAGAAGCAACACAGGTAATTTCAAAGCAGTAAAGACAGACAACTCAGTATTATCTAAATTACCTACGCACACAACCGTAACAAGTGCAATCGCATTGTATATGCCTCCGAATGTCAAAGTGTCATATGGTGCAAACTATTCAGCAGAGGCAACAGAACTTGCAGGTGATATCGCAAGAACTACAGGTAATGCTATGGGTGCGGCTAATCAATCAGAACAAATTAAAGCATTGATGAAAGGTGGTGCGGCTGCCTTAGGTCAATATGGTAAGAACATTATTGGTGAGGCATTTAGAGCCGTTGACGCAGGAGACCCCGTTAAGTTGGCAAGTAAGGCATTTGGTGTTGCCATTAACCCTAACGAAGAACAATTCTATGGTGGTCCTAGTTTCAGAGAATTCAGTTACACATTTGATTTCTGGCCAAGAAGTAAAAAAGAATTAGACGCAGTAAACAATATTATATTCTTATTCAAATATCATATGCATCCTGACCTTGATACAGGTATTACAGGTGGTAGATTATTTAAAGTGCCATCTGAATTTGAAATACACTACGCATACAGAGGTAAAGAAAACGAATACATGAACAGAATTAGTAAGTGTGCTTTGAAATCGTGTGATGTAAGTTATGGTCCTGAAGGACAAGCAAGTTTCTTTGAAGGCGATAGTAAAGGTGCCGCTCCTGTTAAGTACACAATGGCATTAAGTTTTGTTGAACTAGAACTTATGACCAAACAAAAAATCTATGATGGTCATTAAGAGGTAAATAAATGTATTTTTCACAATTTCCTAAAATACTATACGACATTAAAGGTACAGACGAATACAAAGTCATACCTGATATCTTTCGTAGAATTAAGATTAGAAGTAAGGTAAAAGACAATTACGCATTGTTTGATAGTTATGATGTAAACAATGGTGAGAAACCTGAAGATGTCGCATTTAAGGTATATGGTAGTGCAGATTATTTCTATGTTGTACTATTGATGAACCAAGTATTGAACAGATATTTTGAATGGCCGTTGTCTGATTTAGATTTTGAAAACTATATGAAAGACAAATATGGCGATAGTCTATATCAGATACACCATTACGAGAAAGTACAAGAAAGCGGCCGTATAAAGGCCGAAGGACCAGATGACTATTCGCATTTAGTAGAATGTAATAGTACAGACGCTGGTGCTCAATCAGTCTCAAATTATGAATATGAACTTAGAATCCAAGACAAGAGAAGAAAAATTAAGATATTGAATCCAGGTTACCTATCATCATTTTTGCTAGAGTTTGAGAAGTTGATAAGAAGATAATGATATGGCACAAGAACGCAACACAATAACGCAGGCTGGTGATTACCAGTTAGAGATAGTTGAATTAATATCATATCGTATGCATGGGGGCGAAAGCAAACCATATCGTATGAATATTAAACCTATTGTTATTAACATAGAACTTACCGAAGATATATTCACCAACAATATGGTTGGCGCAATCACCGTGTACGATACGCAAGATGTACGCACAATTCTACCTATTACCGGTTTAGAAAGACTAAATCTAAAATTCAGTACGCCAGGATTACCAGGTGTTAATGCCAATGAAGAAGAGGGTTACCCATTTCAAATTTATAAGATAGATGAGGTGCGTGTTGACCCCGAGAATCCTAGAGGACAGATGTATAGAATATTCTTTTGTTCACAAGAGATGTATTATTCTTCTATGCACAGAGTATCACAGGCATTTGCTGGTCCTGTAGAGGACGCAGTTGACAAGATTTTTAGACAGAAAGATTATTTAAATTCGCAAAAACCATTATTTGTAGAACCGACTAAGACAAATACGAAGTTGGTTATTCCTAATTTGCGACCATTGAACGCCATTAATCTATTGAGTAGATATTCAGTATCAGGATTATACAAAAATGGTGGTTATGTGTTCTATGAGAATCCAGATGGTTATTTCTTTAGAAGTATTGAAAGTATGTTGGCCATGGGTGGTGCAGTTGCCAGACCGGCTAAGTTTGCGTACAGATACCAGACGAGTAATGTCAGAACAGGTGAAACAAGAGATATCAATACCGACATGCGTAATGTTCTAAAATATGACTTTGTACGACCTGTCAATACACTATACAATATGCGAGAAGGCATGTATGCCAATAGACTGATTATGCACGATTTGTTCTACAAACAAGTAAATATTAGTGATTATGACTACTTGGACAGCTTTGGAGACTACTTCCATGTAGAACATGATGAAGGCAACAAGGCAAACGATTTAGCGACTATCCCTCTATCTAATTACGAGAATACGAATAAAGACTTATCAAGTGCGTTTATGTCTAAATTATTACTATCACCACAGACTTCTAATATACACAATGATTATCAAATGCCGATATGTTCTGATACGAAACAACAATCATTAGTACAAAGACTACAATTACAGAATTTAAATCTAAATCTATTAGTATTCGGTAATAGTTTAATCAAGTCAGGCGACATTATATCATTTGATGTGCCTATGATGAGACCGTTAGGTGAGAAGAAACAAGATCCTAACCCTTATCATTCAGGTCGTTATCTAGTCATGGCGATTAAACATGTTATCAATATATCAGCAGGCCGATACGAAATGGTACTCAAATGTATGAGAGACGCCGTTAGAACACCGTTAGTATCAGAAACAGAAAACAACGCCGTAATCACAAAAGAGAGTGGCATATACAATATCTACCAAGAGGATAGTAATATACTCAGAGGTGATATCTTAGAGAGGACATAGAGATGACAGAGTTTTTCCGAGATTTTCCGTGGTTGACCATTCTTATTATACTAATGGCCGTTAGATTATACAATTATTACTTTAATCGACCTAGAGAAATCACTATCGAAGAGATACAAGAGTTTGACGCCAAGATGAGACAAGAGAGATTTAAACGAGGCGAGAACGCAACATGGAGCCACAAAGACTATGATTAAAGAGTGGATATTAGTTGTATTATTATCTATTTCACCGAACAACTCAGATGAACCGTCATTATTCATATTTGACAAACCTCAGTTTGATACGATAGAAAAATGCATGGAATGGACAAATAACAACCAAGTAGAATGGTTAACTAAAGTCTATGAGGCATATGGTCCGATGGCCAAGATATCAACCGTTGTGTGTATTAAAGATAAGAAATTAAAAGAGATAGTACCAGAATGGGGAGAAGAGAGAGATTGGGAAGAAATAGACAAAGAACCACCTGTAAAGGGTACATATATAGAGGCTAGTTATGTTGGGTGATATGTTAATAATAATGTCAGAATTAGGTCTTACGCAACACCAAAGTGTTGATTTAACTAAGAAAAAGAGTAAAGGCAAGAGACGGCCAAAGAGTGCGTACACTATTCGTAAATGGCTGTTTAATGCGTATGCTAAGTGCTTTAAAAGGCGAGCAATATCGGTAAAAAACAATGGCCTACGATAAAAATTTTTACGGAAAAGACGGTTTTATTCACTTTTATGGTGTAGTAGAAGACCGTTTAGACCCTCATAAACTTGGCCGTCTCAGAGTTAGATGTTTAGGCCATCATACAGACGACAAGATTACATTACCTACAGAGGACTTACCGTGGGCAATGTGTGTTATGGCCAACTCAGAGGGTGGTATTTCAGGTTTAGGACAATCGCCGTCTTTTATTGTAGAAGGCACATGGGTATTCGGTTATTTTAGAGATGGTGAAGACATGCAAGAACCGGTTATTCTTGGTGTTTTACCTGGCCATCCGATTGAATATGGCAATCCAGAAAAAGGTTTTTATGATCCTACTTTACGGCCAGACGAAAGTGGTTTAAGTGTTTATCCTAGGGAGATTAATGAATCCGATGTCAATAGACTGGCCAGAAACGATATTGATTTTGTCCATGGTTCTTTAGCGGCCAGACGACTTGCACGGAGAACAACAATTGCCACAGCAGACTTTAATCCTATATCTGCTGCTGATGGTAGTACAATGGAGGGAAGTGATGGTGGCCTATGGGATCAGTTGCCTATACCGTATAATACAGAGTATCCATATAATCATGTGTTTGAGAGTGAGAGCGGCCATATCAGAGAATATGACGACACACCATTACATACCCGTATCCATGAGAGGCATAATACAGGCACCTCATATGAGATTGACCATACAGGTAATAAAACGGAATTAATAGTTGCCAACCATTATATCATAACGAATGGCAATAGGCAAGCACAAATAGATGGCCATTCTGATACCACTATCAATGGCCACCACAAGTTGTATATTAACAGAGATGGTGGTGTGAATAACCATTATGATATACAAGTTGGACCTAATGCCAATATTAATATACAAGTAGATACAGGCAATATTAATTTAGTGACCACACAAGGTAAAATCAATGTCAATGCAGGTGGTGATTATAATGTCAAGGTAGGTGGTAACTATACGCTGGCCGTTGCAGGTAATAAGACAGAGACAATCGAAGGCAGTAAGACAAGTAATACAACAGGTGCAGTCATCCATAGAGGTAAGACAATCAATCTTAACCCTTAGGAGGCCACCATAGAAAACGCTATTGTTGGAGACAAAGTAAAAGCTAAACTATAAATGCAATAACAACTTTAAGATATATGTTTAAATTGAATTTTTCCTTGCCAGGATTAAAGGCCTCCAGAAGACGCAGTAAAGGCCTTCTTATAGTGACCTTTCTGTTCTTTCTTATAAAGGGTCTAGTCTGGATTGCATTTCTAATTTTTTCGACTAATTTTTTTCTCGGATAAAAAACGCAGTCCAGAGTTGCGCCTTCTAAAGTATCTACGCCATAACGCACTTCTCGTCATTGAGACTACCGTAAAGATTATCGCTATACCCATACTATCAAAGATACTAGGATATAAGCCGAATAAAGGAAATATAAACATCTGTATCAGAACGGCCAGTAAGAATCCACTACCTACATCTATGATACTTTCAAATACATCATTTTTAAACATACTTACATTATATACTAACATAGTGATATTGGCAATAGTGGACACATGGCATTATGTCGCATGTTGTCAGGTTTCTAAAAAGCATATATAACGGTGTAGCGTCCTCCAGAGGAAGCTCCATAGTCCATTCCAAGGCCATTCAGAATACAACTCTTAGACGATAAACATAGAGTGGCCATCTTTAAAAAAACTCGTCCCGGAAACTCGGAAAAAACTCTTTAATTCGTAGAGTGATTTAATGATTATGCGTATGTGATTGTTATGTGAATAACTATAAGTATTCCT